AGCCGCCAAAGGAATTGCGTGATCGCCGGCAGACGATGTTGTGATGTTGCCGAAATCACCCTTCTTAAGCTTATGTCCAGCCAAAAGTTCGTCAGAACCAGCTGCAGTATCTGCCTTAGTTCCGTTGACCTGATCGTTAACCGCTGCAGCATTAGCATGTAGTGCTGATTGCTTGTAGCCGGCTAAATAACCAAGTACTTCTTGGTCATACTGATCCGCGAGTCGATAGGCTGCACGATCAACCGCAAGTTGCATGAAATTGATGTGGCTATGAGCCTCCTCGATATCATCCAATTTGAAGGCAAAATAGTTGCTTTTATCTACGACCAACTGGAAGTCAGTATCCACAAGATCCTGTGTCGAGATTGACGTTCCGCGAAGTAATGCAGAAACCGAAATTTCTGGCTCCTTCATAATTCTGACCGTATCTCCTTGCCCACTAATCTCCCCAAAATAATCAGAGTTTGAAATGTCTCCAACTACTGTAGTTTTGCGAAAAGATAGCTGTACCTTTTTGCTGTAGATTACGGGTGAAAAGTTACCATTATTAAGGTTGGTATAACCGCTTGCTTTTCCAAATGCCATTTGATTTCTCCTTTATGAAATGGCTGAGCTCTCTGAGCTCGTCAGGACATGAAGAGATAAAAAACAGTGGCAGTACTTTAGGGTGGGTTGTGCGAACAAGAGTTCACAGGCCAGCCTGTACTGGTGGACATATTTATATTTTCTTCTGGGGTTCTGGTTTTTAGGGGTAGGCGATTACGCGGCCCTAATTACCTTTATTATAGCACAGTTGTGCCTATAATAGCAACACTTAGCGAGCGGCGCCTGACATGTCATAAACAAAGTTGCCGCTACGCATAGCTTCCATAATAGCTTCTTCGTTCTTAGCATAATCTCGATCATTCATTTGACTGACTGAGCTTTCTGAAAAACGGGTAGTGCCATTAGTGGTTGGGGTACTGGAATTAGTGCGTCCTACAGACTGAGCTGCGGATCGCTTGTTAACAGTTTTCTTTCCAGTGTCTGCTTTATATAGATCGATCGCCCTAGCAGCTGCTCGAGCATCGGTGTTGTTCTTATACAGAGCGTCTTGAATATTCTGAGGCTGCATCGCAACCCATTCATGAAAAGCTTGGCTCTGTCTAATCTGGTTAAAATCGGGATGGAGACGATTAAGCTGATGTTCAGCGTCTTTACGAGATATCTTTGTCTCCAGTGCCTCTAGACGTTTCTCACCTTCACGCAAACCCTGCATAGCTTCGTTAGCGCGCTTTTGAGCTATAGAGTCTACGATCTTGGCAACATCAGGATACTTCTTTGCCCACATATCAATTTCCTCATCTGTCTTAGGGAAACGGATCTGGCCCTTAGCTGCAGAGTCGAGCTGGTTCTTAAGCTTCTCGATCTCTACGTCTTTTTGCTGCATTAGGTGAGTGTTGTGCCGGCGAAGATCTCCATACCGTTTGCGGTAAGTATCTTCTTCCGGATCTGAGACAGGGGTAGCATCTACCTGATCCTGCTTCATTTGAGATATTTCTTGGTTTAGTTCTTTTTCTTCCTGATCTAAATGATCTAGGTGTGCGCCTCTATATTTTGCCATTTTACTACTCTTATTGGGGGCCAAGACTTCCTCGGGTAGCCCAGTTGATTTTAGATGATGAATTTTATTATTGGTTTTTTCATCTCTGCGTATTCCCGATTTTGAGAGGGATAGTATCCTTCATCGCCCTCTTCTGGATATTCGGGTTCCAAAACAGTTTCTTCAGTCTCTACTCCAGCCAGCTCAATCTCGTTGCCTTCTGGTGTTTCGATGACTTCTTTTTCTTCTTGTTCGGAATCGTCTTCGGCCTGTACCGAGGTGTCCTCAGAATCTTCGCTATCGGATTGGGTTTCTTCCGCATCGTGATAACCTTTACCATCACAATGATCACAGCCCTCCCCACCGCACTCAGGGCATGTCATACGATCACTGCCTTCTTGATCCACATATTGGATTAGGCCATCCTGATACATTCCCATGAGGCCCATCTTAGCCTCTGCTTCCATGTCCATGATTGACTTTAATCCGTGCCACTTAACGACATCTGCAGGGAGCACATACTCACCTTCAGAAATATAAATATTGATATCATCACGCACATTTTCAGCGCTTGATCCTATTGGGATTTCATTGCCCGACATGGGATCCATCATGAGACCCTCATCTCCGCCGCAAGCCATTCCACCATGATACATCTGAACATCATCCTGCTCAGGATCATCCTCTACCATCGCTTGTTGTATTGCATCTGCCCGAGCCTGTTCGTAGCTATTCAGTTTGCCATCATCGTTAAGATCTGCTTTTTTATTATCGCGTTGGTATTTATTGCTTGCCATTTCTAAACCTGCCTTTGTAGTGATGCCTTTTCTGGATTCCTTTAGACTTTCCATCATTTCATCCCGTATTGTTTTTCATTCCAAAGCTTCCACTCATCGCGGTCTAGCATCAGCCAAGGAGGGGTATTTTTTAGTTCTTCTGGGGTCATATCTCTACGAGCTTGGACTAGACGGGCTTTTGCTTCCCCCATCTCCAGCATGTAAATCTCTTTATCGGATAGATTTCGAAGATTAGCAGTCTTGCCTTGGACGATCTGCATATACGGATTGTATAAATCCATACCCTCACCACTCTCTAAAATACGAAGGATAAGCTCGGCTTTTTGCTGCCGGAAATATAAATCCTCATCCGTACCTTTTTTAGCGTAAGGAGTCGTGACTGAGTTCCCATCCACTCCGGTAACAGGGAATTTACCTGTAGCTTTAAGCTCTTTGCTGTCGGCTAAAGAATTTATGAAATCTAATCTATTCTGCTCAACCATCTCAGGAGCTACCTGAGTGTTAGCCATACGATAAGCGTAGAACCTGTTTAGTATTCCGCTAATAGAAGTTATATCATCCTTGGTATACTTATCACCGCTAGAGAAATAATCTGTGCCGCGACCGTAAATAAGATCATCCATACTCGGAGCAAATTTCGAAAGATCTAATTCTTTAATTTTGTTTTTATATAAAGCGTTATCGGGGGTAGAATTTAGAACAGTAGCTAGTCTAGTTCCTGTCGCATAATTATCTAGAAAGGCCTGATTCATTGACCTTTCAAAAGCTTCTTTCATTTTTCTTCTAGCTTCACCGCCACGGTCTGGGTTGAATCCTACACCAGATTTTGAGTTAAAGATTGAATCTGTCCAGTGCTGCGCTTCATGCAACATCGTAGATAAAACCATCTGAGATCTAGCTTGCTGCTCGGTAATATCCCCTGCTTTCCAGCGATCTACAATTACCTTATCTCTATCATTTCTAGGATTAAGGATCCAATCACCCGCATTAGTAAACGAGCTAATCATAGATTTTTTCTTACCGCTCTTAGCAAGAGCCATTCTATTGTACGGGGTATCCGGATAAGCTACACCGCTAGCACTTTCTCCTGCGGAAGAATCTAAACGCCTACCCGCTTCTGCCGTAGGAAGCCGGCTCATATCAGTTACGTTAGCGGATCCTATAGCGTCATAATAATCGTCATGAAATAAAACCTGATCTAGAGGAGTACTCCCCGTACCCTTTGAAAGCTTAGGCTTAGGGATAGGTACTTCCTTAGTAATCACTACATCTTCATAGTCAGGTATTTCATCCCCGCCTGTCATAGCTCTGAGCTCAGCCTGTATCCTAGCAATCTCACTCTCTACAAACTGCGGGGGAACCTCCCCATTCTCGGCTTGTTTGCGGAGCTTGATAGCTTCCATACGAGCCCGAGTCTTGGCCTGTATAATTTCTCCTTGGGATAGTCCTGCCCCACCAACCTGTCGCCTAACTGTCTGCGTAACTGTTTTAGTTTGGGCCGGAGCATCGTTAATTGTCAGAGCAATTTCGGCTTTATTATCCGGTATCTCAGTGAGCCATTCTTCTGCATCACCAAGCTGCCATAAGCCTGTCTTTTCCCAGATCTCATCTCTAGTAGATCCTGCAGCCTTCATCTGGTTAGCTTGGTCTACTAGACCCTTACCGTCCTTTAGCTTAGAAGCCGGCAGGAACATACCCAGTGTTGAAGATTGATCCCCATCCGGAGCGATATCTACAACCTTATTAATTACTCTAGGGGCGCCACCCATTCCTAATCCTAGGCCAAATACATCTCCGTAAGTAGCCTCACCGCTAAACATGATACGATCGAGCTCATTAACGGCGCCTACCGTGGAGTCGTAGGCAAAGTTTTTTACAGCTTCCTTACTAGGTAGGTATGGATCTTTAACGTAGTCTGTGACTGCCTCAGTGACCACAGGAACAGCATCTTTAATCTTCTGATTAATGGTTCTCTGATCAGGGTTTAGTTTGACTGTATACTCAGTACCAAAGCCAGTTCTGTACCTATAATTACCCGCCTCATCGAACCCTACCATTATGTCATTTTCACTGGCCCCGATAGGGCGCTGGAAGAACGGTACATTTTCTATGGTTAGGGGTTTGTCGGTTTCTGTAGAGGTGGATGCTGCTTCTAGATCATCATCATCTTTGTTACCGAATATGAAGTCTAGTACACCCATTATTCAGCCCCTTTGATCACTTGCTCGCGTAAAGTTTTAAAACGCTTAAGCTCACCAATCATGCCTTGGATCTCTCGTATCGAACCAATCTCTTTCGTTGTCTCTAGCTGCTCTCGGAGAATGGCTATGCGAGCATCTGCGTAGGACTGCAGCATTTCAAATGTATCCTTCTGATTCACCATCAGGAGAATGCTTCGGTAAAATTTCTTATCCATTTACTGTACCGGAGGTTGTGCGGGAGGCTGCGCTTCTTGAGGTTGCTGTCCTCCATTGTCTCCACCACCAGATCCTGTGAAGCCCTGTGCATCTGGCTCAGGAGCAGACCCGGGAGCTATATTACCTCCACCAGTACCTGTGGGATCATCTGGGTTAGGAGCCCCTCCTTCCGGAGGTTGTGCTGCCGGATCAGGTTGAGGCATCATTGATTGGATCTCAGCCATCATTTTAGCTTGGATCATAGCTTCTCTAGGATCGTTAAGGATGCCATCCTCATCAAGATCCATAGATGCTGCTAACTCTCTCAAAATGTAATCGTATTTAACAAACGGAGCCATTTGCTGGTTCTGAGTCATTTGCATAAACTGCAGTAGGCGCTGGCTGCGAACTTCATTCCGCATCAGGCTCTCTGTTCCGCGAGGTATAACCTCTAGATCCCCAATAAACTGAGGGTCAAAGTTAAACTGCATATTAAAGCTAAACAGTGCCTTACCTAATGGACTAAGAAGATAATCATCGATGTTTCTTACAACAGTTTTAATCGCCTGTTGCGCTGCACCCATTAACATACTCATACCGGAGGCTGTTCTTCCTACACCCATAATTCCGGTGCTGCCGTGAGAGTATGATGGAATGCCTGTAGCTTCATCAGCAAGCTGCCGAGACTTATCAAACATCATCATAAGTTCTTGAGAAACATTCGGAAATTTTGTGCCGTAGATGGCCTGACCCGGGGCTCCACTCTGTCTCCGGAACACCTTGCCCGGGTATACAGACATGTCTTGGCCCGGAACCAAGTTCGTCTCATCAATCTCAATTAGTAGGTTCCCTGAGAGCGCGGCATTATCGATCGCCATCCTATATGATCCGTTCATGAGCAGCTGTGTGTCTGCCATGTTTTCAGCTACTCCGATCCCAAAAAAGCTATAGGGATTTGCCTCATAAGGTACGGATGAGTAGGGAATGCGTACTGGTGTAAATGGATTTAATACTAGGCGTAGGATCTGACCATTACATATCCAAGCATTGATTTGAATCTGGTCTCGTTCTTCTAGCTCTGTAGGAATCTCCATATCGGCCTCGAGAGCCAACTCACTATCTATTACACCCCAATATTCTAAGATCTCGTAACGATCTACGTCCGACTTATTCTGAGAATCCTCTAAGGTATCTTCCCAGTATTCACGCATGTATGAGGATCCCATATCGATAGCGAGCTCGATACTCTCCTCTCTGAAGTGAGGGCGGTTCTTAAGCTGACGCATCTGAGTGCGGTTTAGCCTATGTCTTTGTACGGTAAACTCAGCCTCTTCCATATTGCGCGCATCAGGGTCAGGATAGAAATCCCAGATAGAAACGTACTCAACTTTAGGGATAGTTTCGAAGATAGGTTCGTATTCACCTTCAGCATTCCATTTGGCATACTCTTTATCAAACGCAAACGGCCCTTTAAGAATACCAGTTCCAAACAGAGACATCTCAAAAGACATCGATCTAAGATGCTTAGAAGCAGATGTTTCCTCTAGCTGATCATGGATCTTTTTCTCTAGATTTTGTGCAGCTTTTTTAGCTGGCTCGAATGTAATAGAACCGGGATTTGTACCAGCTCCAAGCTCGAGATCATCCTCAATAGGTTTTAGTTTATTTGAGTAAATACCTAGATCTTTAGCAATATCTGGTCGGGTAATATTACGAGGAACCTCATAATCCATACCAGTTTTTTCTTTGACTTTATCGGTAGTCAGGGCATTAGGATCATAGCTCACTTCCCCTGCTACATTCGAAGGAAATTTACGAGCCTCAATACCAATTGGAAATTTACTACCGGCAAACAGTACATCAATAATCTGACTATACGCAGCGAGTACTTTAGTCTTAGTTATCTTAACAAATGCTTTAGATTTTTCTGTGTCTGTGAATTGTACTTCTGGGCCGTATATCCCACGGTAGTTTCTGTAGCTGTCTAGCCATCGTGTTTCATCAGTTAGGCGCGCATCCTTAGATCTTTGGAAGGCTGAATTGATAAAACCGACAATGCCAGAGTATTCATTATTTTCTTGTTCGACATCACCATCTTCTTCTAAAGCTATGACGTTTGCTTCATCAGTCATATCTTCGGTGACGGTATCGGTGGGCGGTTGCATTAATGCCATTATCAGTATCCAAACGTGTTATCTGAAGGTTGCCATTGTTGTTGTGGAATTCCGCGACCATCATCGAAGGCGCTAAAGGCTCGGGGTCGAGATTGAATTCCATAACGTATAGAGTCGTATGCGTGATCTGAGGCGTATCTAGGATCGATATCGTCCGTACCTTTAGGATCGCTAGGTATCGTGGGGAGATCGGCAATAATTTGTCTGCAAGTATTAAAGAACACTATTCCGGGCATCTGTGTGTCTTCATCTACTTTTAGAAGTTCATGTAATCTGTTCTTACCCGCTACCCGTGATCCTCTAGATCTATCAGAAGGTCGCCATCTACATCCTTGGCTAATCATCTCTTCTGCTATGGATGGGCCTAGCTGACCGCGCTGATGCCAACAGGAGCTATCTAGGACGCCGTAGGAGAGCTTTTCTCCATTCTCAGCCTCTAGTACCGCCTTAGCTAGATCTCTGCCTGTATGCTTTGATACATACAGCTCGCGATAAACAATGAGGGTATTATAAGAAGGATCGATAGCGTACCAATGCACAGCACTGTGTGAGCTATATCCGTAGTCTGCCGATCTAAATTTGCGCCAAGTATCTGGGATTTCGAAGGGATCAACGACATGTATATGTGTCCTAAATTCTGTAAAGGCTGCACCGCTAGCAACTGCCCAATCTCCCTCTAGGAGCTGTCTGCGCTGCATCTCTGGTAGAGAGAGCAAGTTAGCTTCATATGCGCCATCGTTAGCTAGGTAAGGATTATCGTAGAGAGATGCCGGTATAAACCTACGCTGAAATAATGGCTTGCCAGCTTTATCTGGATGGGTATCTGGGTATCGTAGTTCTTCACCAGTATCGATATCAGTTGCAGTGAAGGGTATATTTGCCGGCGCCGGATCCACAAACATCTTGCGAACCCATCCATGACCGGGGCCACCGGGGTTGCTAGTGGCTCGGAGAAAGATCGGGAGGTCTGGAGCTGTTGTCCGAAGCCTCGATCTCATATAGTTCCAAGCGAAGGGCGTAGGATGCTGGGTGAGCTCATCAAAGGCTATATAGCTAAAAGCTTGCCCTTGGTATCTCAACACATCTTCGTCACGCTCCAAGTAAGTGAGCCACAAACGTGCTCCGCTTGGGAATACCCACTGACTTTTCTTTTCTTGCCATTTGGCGCCCTTGAAAGCCTTTGGGTATAACTCTTGTGTTTTCCATATAATTTCACGCAACTCATCCGTAGTTTTACGCAAAATCAAGCCATTAAATTCTGGGTGGGAAAAGTACCTCATAGGGTCTGCAATCAGACTATAGGTTTTTCCACCTCCGGCTGCGCCTCCATATAGCACCTCACGTTCACTAGCTGATAGGAACTCTGTCTGAGGCCCGGGATTAGGGGCAAATA